AAGAAGTCTTCAGATCTTGGCCGATCAGAAGAAGTAACAATCAAAAAATCTAAATGGAACGGTTCTTTCCTCGGTTCCGTAAACGAAATATTCAACTAAGGTAGGTATAAAATAATGAGCAATGAAACATTAGAAAAAGCCGTAAACGCTGGTACTCAGTTATCAACAGGATTCGGCTCCGCAACTGGTGGAACAGGAGTACACGTAGCTTCAGAAAATGGCAACGGCGGACTTCTTAACCCAGAACAGTCTGCTCGCTTCCTTGATTATATGTTCGACGCAACCGTTATCGGTAAGGTCGCACGTACAGTTCGTATGAAGTCAGACACAGCCGAGATTGACCGTATGTCCGTTGGTGAGAAGCTTATGAAGCTTGCAACCGAGGCAGACAACACCGCAACAAACAGTGGTGTAACTTTCTCAAAAATCTCTTTAACAACAAAGAAACTCCGCATGGACTGGGAGCTTTCAACAGAATCTCTAGAAGATAACATCGAAGGTGCAGATCTAGAAGATCACATTGCACGTTTGATGGCAACACAGGCAGGAAACGACATCGAAGATGTTCTTCTTAACGGTGACACAGCTCTTTCAGGAGACGCACTTTACAAGTCATTTGATGGCGTTGTAAAGAAGGCAAAGGCATCAGGTCGTGTCGTAGACGCAGCTGGCGCTGGAGTTTCTCGTGAAGTATTCAACAAGGCACTTAAGGCTATGCCACGTAAGTACAAGCAACGTCGTGGAGACCTTCGCTTCCTTGCTGGATCAAACTTGATTCAAGATTTCCTATATGCTAACAGCATTGGAACAAACCAAACAATTCCACAAGATATCGCTTCAAGCGTTATCCGTGGTGGAGTTGCACCACTAGGTGGACCTGCAGGATATGTGGCACCATTCGCATTCGGTATTCCGATTGTTGAAGTTCCACTTCTTTCAGAGACACAAACTGGAACACAATCAGGAGCATCAGGCTCACACGGAGATATCCACTTGACATTCCCAAATAACGTAGTTATTGGTATCAAGCGTGATGTAACTGTCTACCGCTTCTTCCAGCCACGTAAGGACACAATTGAGTACACAATGTATACTCGTGTTGGCGTTCAGATCGAGCAGGCAGACGCTTGGGTAGTTGTAAAGAACGTTAAGGTTGCTTCTTAATTAATTTAAGATAAAACCCCCGAAAGGCCCCTAATTAATTTTAGGGGCTTTTCATTTTAATTTATCAATGCTATAATTAAAGGACCTAACAAAGGAGAATATATGTCATTTGAGACATTGAAAGTAGCAGAACTCAGAAAAGTTGCAGAGGACTTTGCAGTTGATACTGATGGAATTAAGAGTAAGGCAGATATTGTTGCCGCCCTTGCAGAAGAGGGAGTCACATGGTCTGTTTATCAAAAAACAATTAAAGATATTGAAGACGCCACAGACGAATTCAGCGAAAACGCAGAAGAGATTCTGCCTAGATTTAATCCAGATGCTCAGCCAGAAGATACGGTTCTAGTTAGAATGACTAGAGAAAATTTTAGGTATGATATACAAGGATTTACATTCACAAAAGAGCACCCATTTGTTGCAATGACAGAAGAAGATGCTCAAGAAATTTTTGACAAGGAGGAGGGTTTCCGCTTAGCAACTCCAAAGGAAGTTCAGGAGTACTACGCTTAACCTTTATTAAATGGAAATTCTAGTAGGTTCAAATTCACCAATAACACATAAGGTGTTTTGGCAGGGACAGCTAACTGATTCAGATAGCCTTCCAGTTGTAAGACTATATGACATTACAGAAGATCCAGGAGTATCTCCAGCAATTAATCCTGCCACGATACTTTCAACATTAACCCCTGTCAAGTCAGAAGTAGATGCAGGAACGTATATTGTATATATTCCTTTAGCCTACACAGACAGACAAAGACAATTAAAATTAAGCTGGACATATTCAGTTGGCGGAACCTCTACACAAAAAGATAATAAAATATTTGTGCAGACCCCGTATACCGATATGAGCCAGGCAATCGAATCTTTAGGATTGGGGTCTGATTATTCAGATCCTAACACTAAGTCATATGCCGAATTGGCAAACGCTGAAAGATATGCAAGAAAACTTATTGAGGCTTACACAAGGCAGCAATTCTTTTTATATGATGATATTCAAACTGCGTATGGCTCAGGATCCGATGTGCTTCCACTTCCATACAAAATATCAACCTTATACAAACTATATCAAAACGACATCCTGCTACTAGACACATTAAATTCAGTTAATAATTGGAATTTTAATACAGTAATTTCTGAAAGCGGATTTGGCATAAGAGTTAACAGGGCCAACATGCTAGACAATACGGTATATATAGCAAACGGAATGGTCCCTCCAACTATAAGTGATACGTGGGGTGGATCCTTTAATACAGGTGGAACATATCGTGTGCAAGGTAAATTTGGATGGAAAGAAGTTCCAGATGAGGTTGATCTTGCATGTATTGAATTAATGAAAGATTATTTTTCAAAAGACAAGGTCTGGCGTAATAAGTATATGAAGTCAATACAGACATTTGACTGGAAATTTGAGTACAATTCGGGGGTATATTCAGGAACGGGTAATCTCTATGCAGATCAATTACTTCTCCCATATGTTCTCAATCAAATGGTTGTTATATAATGTATGCTCTTGTTGACTCGATACTCCCAATGTTTATGGATGTCTATAAGCCAGTTGATTCGCAGGATCCAGATACAGGCTCAATAAAAAAAGAATGGCAATATGACAGAACTGTATCCTGTAGCGCAAAGGGCAACATAAGCAACTCTGCTTCAAGCATTACTAAAGACGGACAAAAGTTTTCCAATAAGTATACTAATGAAGAAGTGTTACAGATTAGAACATCAGAGCAAGTAACATTAAGAGAAAAAATTACAAACATTAGAGACCATGATGGCAACACTATATGGGAAGAATTAAATTTTCCAACCAACACTCCTACAGTTTTTGAGGTAATAGGAACAACTCCAATGACAGACCCGTTCGGCGGCACAGTGGGATATAACTCTACTGTCAAGAGATCGGAAAACCAGACAATTGGACAATAGTACACTATTAGTTACGGCAGCCAGCGGTCTACAAAAAGGTATGTCTGGCACTAGCGGAACTATTTTGAAGGATAGCACAGTAGCCCAAATATCTGCTGCGATATATTATCAAGCTCAAGTTGTGTCTAGACTAACAACAAGTAAAGCATTTGAAAAGAAATTTCAATCTGTTATATTTAAACAGATAGATCAAGACTTTGGGCTATATGTAGATTCTCAGTCAAGAATAAATCCTAAGTCATTACACCACGTGTACGAGTGGAATAAAGTCGGAAATAAAGGATCTAGGCTATTTAAATTAAACGTATTATCAACAGACGGTCTTTCATTTAAAATTGCCTCTAGTTTCTTGCCATCTAAGTCAGCAGTGCCTAATGAATTTGGAAGTAGAAAACACGTATTTATTAGTAAAGCTTCTGTGATGGAAGCTGGAATGCCTCTAGTAATCCGCCCTAGGTTCGCAGAGCGCCTAGTATTTGAAACTAGTACTGGCGTAGTCTACATGCCTAAAGGCGCCTCTGTGACCGTTACAAGGCCAGGAGGAGGCAAGGCAACAGGAAGATTCCGAATCGCCTATGCACAATTCTTTACAGGTAATCTAGTAAGTTTGTCAATTAAAAAATCTGGATTTCAACAAATATTTAATTCATCATTAACTAAAGCAATGAAGGTTCCAGGTGACGTAAGAAAAGTTAAATATTCATTTAGCCCTAATGCATTAAGAACGCAGGCAGACTCAGCAGTAGAATTAGCATTTGGAGGGGTATCATGACAGATTATAAAGCAGACGTAATGATTGATTTAAGAAAGTTCCTGTGGAGCCAATTAAAGTCAAATAACATTTTTGAACAAACTGACTACTATTCAGATAATATAGGGGAAGAGATTATCCCAATTATTCCTGTACAGCAATCTCCAGAATTAAATCAATTCTTGAGCGGAAAGAAACACATAGTCTATGACAAGATCGGTTTATCCTATGAGGAAAACTGGGCTATATGCTGTGAGCAAATTCTATTTACCATCTACTCAACAGATGTTTCAGAGATTAATGAGATTAGAAACTTAATGACGGACCTATTTAGAAGAATGGATGAGTCCGCTAGGGATGCAAATGCCTACTCTGGCATATCTAAAAAGTTTAAATTCTTTAGTATATTTGTGGCGGATATTTCCCCAACGGCTCCATCAGAAGAGTTGGCAGGTTTCCTGTCCGCAGATGTGATCCTTGAGGTCAAATACGCAAGACATATAGACACAGCTGGCCGATTCCTGTAATTTGCCTTTGGGCGAATTATACTCTATTATTGTACATAGAGGAAAGGCCTAGCCAGCCAAGATTTAATGATTTACAATTATATATATATATTTTGAAAACAGGAGGTACGAAATAATGGCATTTAACTCAGCCAAAAATATTCTTGTAGGAGCTTCACCGCTCTACATTTCAACAAGCGATTCAACAGTAACTGGATATAAGGAAAACCTTTTAGACAGAGCAACTGGTGGAATTTCTTTCACAGCAAGAACAAAAGCAGCAGCAGCTCTAGACGCATCTACAGATGTTCGTAACGTAGGATTTACAAACAATGGTCTTCAGATCACTTACAATCCAACTTACGATTCAGTAACAGTGGATCAGCTTCTAGATACAGCAAAGCTTTTCAAGTCTGCTATGGAGGTTATGATTGCAACTGAAATGTCCGAAGGTACACTAGAAAACGTTCTAGTAGTATTCGGTCAAGGAGGAGCAACACTAACCAAGCAAGGAGCAGCAGGTGCTGCAACAGATGATTACCCAACAAAGGGTGCAACTGGAGCAGATGACAAGACCCTTACATTGGGACTTGAGGCAGGATCACTTGGTATTGCCCCAACAGAGCGTCAGCTATTTGCAATTGGTCAAGCACCAACAGTAGCAACTACAACAACAGGAGAAGCAGACGCAACAACAGAGCGTGTATATTATGCACGTCGTGTTTTGTCAGTACAACAGTCACAATTCTCACTTGCACGTAACGCAGCAACAACTTTCCCAGTAACATTCCGTCTTCTTCCAGACGCTAACTATAGCGGCTCAGAATACGGTAAGATTATTGACCGAGTTCTAGCTTAAATAATTAAATAGGAAAAGCCCCCTTTTTGGGGGCTTTTTCATTTGTGCTGATAATCTGTATATGTTATAATAATTAAGACTAGATCCTAGGAGGATTAAATTGGCAACAACAGTATATAGCGTAGAAGAACTAACGCTTCAGAATGGCTCAACAGTTAAGTTGAAGCCATTAAGCATTAAAGAGCTAAGAAAATTTATGCTCGTATTACAGGCAGCAAGCGATTCAACTACAGAAGATCAAACACTTAATGTGTTAATTGATGCGGTTGCAGTAGCACTTGAAAAACAACTACCAGACTTGGTAGCAGATAGAGATGCACTAGAAGATGCACTTGACGTCCCCACAATCAATCGTATACTTGAAGTATGCGGTGGGATTAAGATGGACGACCCAAACCTTCTAGCGGCAGCGGTTCTGGCTGGTCAGAACTAGATTTAGCCGCTTTAGAGGGTGAAGTATTTCTTCTGGGACACTGGAAGAATTACGAAGAACTAGAAGAAAGTCTTTCAATGCCAGAACTTATTCAAACATTGAAATCTTTTAAGAAACAAAAGTCGGAAGACAGAAAGTTTACGGCAAGTCTTAAGGGAATAGATTTAGATGTAGATGAGGAAGACTCCGAACCACAGGCAAAAACTTTTGACGATGTTAAAAGAAAAGCCCTAGGCATAGAAGCTTCAGGTGATGATATAGTTTCCCTACAAGGAAGCTTAGCAGCACAAGCAGGGTTTGGAATTGGAGCAGGTCTAGGCTACACAAAGGAGTAATGTAAAGATAAATGGCTGATGAAAATATTGTAACTAATATAGTTGCTAATGCAGATTTCTCAGGTCTTATTGCAGATGTCAATAAGGTTGCAGCCTCTCTTTCAAAACTTCAAGCACAAATAATTCAATCGGACGCAAGGCTTGCAAGTCAAGTAGCGACGATGAACAGATCCTTTGGTGAAAACCTAAGAAGAACTGGTCAGTTTGCAACACACTTTGTTACTTTAACATCGGATGTTGAAAAGTTTGGCACCAACCTAGACAGGGGCCAAATGAAACTGAAGCAGTACTTTCAGACATTTAGTGAGCACACAAGGACGCAAGGCGGCTTAATCAGAGATCTTGCTAAGCAGCAAGTAGCATTACAAAATGCAATCATTCAGCCAATGGGTAAAAATGCTCAAGGGCTTATGCAATACAGCGTACATATTCCACAGGGTCTTGATGCTGTAAAAAACAAAACTGCTTTAGCAAGACAAGAACTACAGATTATGAACAAGGTTGTTCAAGACGGTGGAGTTCAGCTTATTAACTGGGGTAAAAATACTCAGTGGGCAGGTCGTCAGTTAACAGTAGGACTTACAGTACCTCTTGCGGCATTTGGTAAAGCTGCAGCAGATGCATTTAGAATGGCAGATGCAGAGTTAGTCAGACTTACAAAGGTATACGGCGGAGTAGCAGCAACATCCGCAGCAGATCTTGAAAAAGTAAGAAGAGAAGTTACTCAAACAGCTAAAGAGATTTCAAAAGCATACGGAGTTTCATTTAAAGATACAATTACTCTTGCCGCAGATATTGCAGCGACGGGCAAGCAAGGCGACGATCTTCTTAATTCTGTTAAAGAAACAAGTAGACTTGCCGTACTTGGAGAAGTAGATAGACAAGAAGCAATGAAGGCCACCCTGGCAATTCAAACTACATTTAAGCAAAATACAGATCAGCTTTCTGAATCTATTAACTTTCTCAACTCAGTTGAAAACCAAACATCAACAACTCTTAATGACCTAGTAGAAGCAATTCCAAAAGCGGGTCCAGTTATTCAAGGTTTAGGCGGAAGCGTACAGGACTTAGCATTGTATCTAACTGCAATGAAGGAAGGCGGAATTAATGCTTCAGAAGGAGCTAACGCTCTCAAATCAGCACTAGCATCTTTAATTAATCCTACAAAGGTAGCAAAAGAAAAGTTTTCTGAAATGGGAATTGACCTTGGCGGGATTGTAGCAAAAAATGCTGGAGATCTAACAGGAACACTTTTCGCTCTTCAAGCAGCACTAGATAACCTAGATCCACTACAAAAGCAACAGGCAATTGAACAGTTGTTTGGTAAGTTTCAGTTCTCTAGACTTAATGCTTTGTTTGCAAACCTAGGCAAGCAGGGAAGTCAGACCCTTCAGGTAATGGATTTAATGAAAGCAAGCTCTGAAGAGTTGTCACAGGTAGCAGGTCGAGAATTATCAATGGTAACAGAATCCGCTTCTGGAAAATACAAAAGAGCAGTAGAAGGCTTAAAGGCAGATCTTGCAGGAATTGGCGACGAGTTCCTAAAGATTCAAACATTCTTTATTAATATTGTAGATGGTATTATTAAGTTTATAAATAAATTGCCAGACCCAATTAAATCTTTGTTGACATTTGTTACAGGATTTACTGCAATCATCGGACCAGTAATTATGTTAACTGGTGTACTTGCCAACTTCTTTGGATATATAATTAAAGGAGCATCACACTTCAGGGCCTTGTTTAAGGGTGGAGAAGGATGGAAGATGCTTACGCCAGAAATTTTGGCAGCACAAAAAGCAGGATCACTTGTTGAGGCTACATTTTATAGTGATGCTCAAGCAGCCACAGTATTAAAAACTGCAATTGCAGGCCTCGTAACAGAATTTGAATTACTTCAATCTAAAGCTATGACGGGTGCAGTATCTGCAGCACCAACAATTTCAACCTTGGCGGGTAACGTTGTTAAGGGCAGCGGGGCAAGAGTTGTTGATCCAAATCACCCACTAATTAGCCCAGAAGATACAAGATCAATGTCTCATCTTAATCCAGTTGCTGGAATGACGATGGATCAAAAATCAACACAAACAATTTTCGGAGTAGTACCTGGGGCACCAAAAGTAAATCAAAAGATTGGAAATAATCCTCAGATGTATATGTCTGGTGATCTTCCAAAGATTCCAGGACTAACATCAATCGGAGGAGCTTCAACTGGTATTGTTGCAGCAGAAGCTGCAAAATGGCATGCAATGACAGGCGCACTTGCAATGCAATCGCAAGCAGAAATTGCTTTACTTAAAAAAGAAGTTGCCTCTACTGGGCTTATAACAGCATCCTTGTCCGACTCTTATCAAGCACTGCTTCCAACAATGACTAAGCTTACTGCAAATGCAGCAGCAGAATCTGCAGCAATTGTTGCACAGTTGCAGGCTGGCAAGCTAACAGTAGATCAAGCAAGAGCTAAGATTATTCAATTAAATGCTCAGGTAGAATCTATGATTGCACAGGCTTCTGTAGATATTGCGGGCCAACAAGGAAGAACAATAGGGCTAACAACAGTCCCTCTATTAAATCAGCCAGTTGTAAATGCCGCTGGCAAAACTAATATGAAAGAGCTTCTTCGCCCAGGAAGAACTAGAAGCCTTCTTAATAAAATTGCACAAGGTCTAGGTGTAAAAACATTTGGTGCTGGATACAGTACAGAAACAACTATACCTAAGAGATTAAATGCTGGAAATATTGTTCCAGGAACTGGAAATACAGACACAGTTCCAGCAATTCTTACTCCAGGTGAATTTGTTGTAAACAAAGAAGCCACAGCAGCAAATCTACCATTGCTTCAAGCAATTAACAATGGTCAGCAGTCTACTAACGGCGCATATAATTTGGGCGGAATGGTCCAGGCATTTTTAAAAATGACCCGTGGCGGCGGATCAAGACCAATGGTTTCAAAAAAACTAATAGATAAATTATTTCCAGGAAGGCTTACAGATCGTGCAACTGCTGATTATTATGAGCCAAAAGGCAACGCTGGTGTTTTTGGAGGCAATGTTTCTAGCAGAAAAATTTCTGCATCAACATCAAAAATAAATGCGGACATGACAGGAGAAGGCGTAGACCCAAGAACGTTGCTTGCCTCTATAAATGCAAGAGGTGGAGGGTCAAGATTATCTACTGATGTATTTTTAGATGGCCTAGCTAACGCAGGAGTAATTTCAAAAGCAGAAAAAAGAAGACTTTCAAAATTAGTATTTAATTCTTATGCAAAAAAGATTCTTTCAATGGGTAAGGTTAATGACTCTAATAACCCAGTTTATTCAGTATCTGAATCTTTGTTGAGAAAAGAACTAGGCGGCAATGCACTAGGTTTAGAAGCTTGGAGCAAATGGTCGAATTCTCCAGGAAGTTTTGCACACCCTACACGTAGAGCCTCCACTGGATGGCTAAATAAAATTGATGTAAATGGAAAAACAATAAAATTTGCAAACCTAGAAGCTTCCGCAGCTGGAGGCAATCCAAATAAATTTTATCATTCAAAAGAAGCGTCAAATCCATTTATACAGACAATAGCGTCCTTGTTTGGCGCAACAAAATTAAACAGAGGTGGGCCAGTAGGTAATATATTAAAGAGTACAGCTTTTAAAAACGTAGGAGCTAAGTTTGGAAAAATAGGAGAAAAGTGGGGCGCTACTTCTCTATCTATTGGTATGGGAAGAAAGCTATTCGGAAGCTCTGGCCTAACACCTAAAGCACAAAACTTAATGTATGGCAAGATGATTGAAAATCTTGAAAAAGAAAGACCATACGGATACGTAAAGGATGCTCAGGGAAGTCTTCAAAAAGCTCTAGAGCCAGATATTGTAGATACACTTCTTAAATCCGCCGCTGGGGATGTTCTTAGCACAGGAGGAAAAAGTTTAAGTAAAATAGACAGAGAGATATTGAGAACCAAGTTTGCAAACTGGGATTCAAAGTCATGGACACCTGCAACTACTAAAGTAAGAAAACAAATGTTCGGAATGAACAAGGGCGGAATGGTGCCAGGAGTTCAGTACTTTAACAAAGGAACTAAAAAGCCAGTTCAGCCAATAACATTCGGATCTGCTTATAGGCAAGAAAGAGCAAAGGGTAACATAGGAGCTGGAATGATGAGCTCTGGTCCAATGGCTGGTATGGGCATTGGTATGGGAATGGGTATGGCAGGACAAGCAATCGGCGGACAAGCAGGACAAATTATGCAATTTGCATCAGTGCTTCCAATGCTTGCTCCGAATATGCTAGGATCT